CACGTCTTAAAAATCCTTTCTCGAGAGTATCTCGCATCCAACGCGAGATTGTTCCATCCAGTCGAGAGTAGTCTGTGGCAACAATATCCCCCTGTTGCCTAAAAACCTGTTGACAAAATTTGTGTATTGCCTGTTCAGTGTCTGTTGGGGTTAAACCAGCAACATACCAAGGTTGTCGCTTCAAAAAAGGTTTAGCTCCCCGCACGTACGCAGAAAAGACCTGGTTATGCACATCAGTGACATTCGTAATAATCCTGGGATGAGTGGGTTTGCCATAGGCTTCCTGTTTCTGAAATGTCTTCGCCTTTGCTTTAAGGGTCTCATAGACCAGAGTTAAATTGTCGGCCCTCTGATTGCGTTGCCGTTGCGAAGGTTTGCTTTGGGCAAGGTTCACTTCCTGTAATTCCCATGGTTCTGCGGAATGAACTTCCGGATCCGGGACGATGAGAGAAAGGAACTCTTGAGCCCATTGCGCATACTTAGCATCGGGAACAACAGAGTTGTGGACTTCTTTAATCCGGCCATTGAGCGCAGCTTTATCATTAGCGTGACAGGATGCGGGACAGAATGCACCTTCACTGGTGGGCGAAGGAAACACTACTGTGCCGTTGGGTTTAATATCATCAGAATCAGGGGCTCCATCTTCAATGTCATATACATAGTCGTGTTTACCATTGTGGTATCCACCGCTCGGAATGATCGGGGAGGGACCAGCATGTGGTAAATAAACCTTCATCCAGGCAGCGCAAGCTGCACCAGATGGTGTTTGTGGTAAAACATTGGTGATGTCACCTATAGATAACATGCCACTCGGGTTGGTACAAGTTGCCTGTTTGAGTACGAGGAGTGTGTGCACTTCTTCAGGTAACGAGACTTGTCCCGGGAGGGTTACGTGTGACACATGGCGGGTGAGCGTCCCACCTTTCGCATGAACGACCATGCTCAGGAAGTTTCCATGTTGCGAAACTGTCGTTGAGCCCCACCGTGAATTGGCGGCAAAGCGCTCCTCAAATCGTCGGCCCATATCACGTACAACGGTTCTGGGATTAAGGAAGATAAAGTATCGATTTTCGGAACCTGGTTGTAGTATCCTGTCAACAGAATACACACACCATTTTCTATAGATACCTTTTCCTGCGAGCCACGATTTTATACTGCCTGGCAAGGGGTATTCAGG